GCTTTATAAATGCTCGCATATTTATTTTGTTTTGTTTACTAAAGAGCGAGACTTGACAGTACTTAAAAACTGCCCACAAAGAAAAGATGTGAGACTCGTTAAATTGCTACAGTACCACGCCTGTAGACTTAACTGTAACTATATGGTCACAATGCAGACTCAACTCCCGTCTCTGCTACCCTTGCAGCAATGTCAACACAACCATGCCCTTGTCCTTCCATATGAGCTATTGTGGCAGCCCATGTTTCATCAGAAGCAGGCATATGGTATGTGTGACCTGCGTAAGCAGGATTGGCGGGATCAAAACGGACTCTCCATTCCACTGTAACCAACAACTGCAACCTTACAGATTGAGGGTTGTAAATGAAAATTGGAGCAAACCCAGCAAAATTAGTGGGGTAGTCAGCCTTAGCCCATGTTTGAACACCTCCGGCAGCTAAAGTTCTTGGTACGAAATCTGCCAAATCGGACATGTTATATGGAATGGCGCTAACTTGAACCCCTCTAAGTGCCAACTTACCAGCAGAGCACAGCCTTGGAGTGGAATAAGACATAAGCTCTTCTGCCAACTCCACCCAGGTCCTAGTATCGTTGGACAAATACAAGGTTTGCTTACATCTACCGATATAGCATATACCTGACGTGTCCTGCAATGCATTAGGATTCATGATCTGAACTGTGATGGCTGATGGCACCAGCTGACAATTGTTGTATCCGCTATCTTTTAAAGCCGCATTGGTCCAAAAATAAGAACCGCCAGTGGCACTAATTGGATCATTTTCTTTTCCCTGAAGGTTGCTAACAGCAACATCAGACATCCAAAGAGTATCACTGTCTGAAGCAGCTGGACCTTTAAAAGTTCCTATCAAAGTGAGAATATCACCAGCTCCAGTATAAATATTGGTGGAAGTCTTAACCACTGTATAAGAACCAGTGGCTCGCGGTAAAGCAAGATGAGAACAAGTTAATGCATTCAAGCAACCAGCTCTATGCAAATTCTTCTTCTTACCATTACCAGCCTTCTTAACTCTCTTCGGACCTGTTCTCTGACCAAACGGAGAACGAGTGACCATTCCTACACCTTGCTTTATGCCACGCAACAAGGCGGAATCTTTCATAATTGTTTTCTTAGCTTTTGCAACGGATCTTGCCTGTCTTCTACGAGTACGAGGAAGAACCATCCTGCTCTAGGTCTTATGTATGCCTAGTAGCTTAAAATTTAAATAATGCTGCAGACCAATGCCTTGCAGACTTGTGCGGTTGCCCTAAGTCTTATAAAATGCTTAGGATAAGTTTGTAGATAATTTTGGCGCCTCACAACAGGGCGGCGCTTACCCAGCACTCAATCAAAATCGCGAAGTGCGTCTTCATTATGGAAGACTTTACCAACCACTTTTACACCATGCCTATCCACAATCTCTTGGACATCCTCCTTGACACCTGGGGTGTTCCTAAGAACATGAAGAACAGCCCCCAGCCTATTTGGGTTGTTGCACACATCTGCAACCTTGTGGTGCAGCGTCCAAAGAAGCTTTTCAGTGTTCAAGTGTGCGGCAGTCCTCTTCCCAAAATCAATCTTGTGGGAGGTGAATTCTGTAGTCCCAAAATTGTCTTTCTCATCTCTGGTAGCAATCTGAAGATCATTCAGAAGGACGTCGGAATCAAAACGAAAGTCCGCTACAAGGTCATCGCCTGAGCAGACCCAATTTTGACATCCGGCGTATGCAGCCTGGCAGCTCCTCGAAAATGTGTTCTGAGCAGTCGTCGAAATCATTCCAGACGTAGTAACGCCGAACTTTTCAACAGCCCACACATCTCCATTGTTGTTTAAAACATGCCTGGCCAGCACAAAAGAGAAATTGACAA